AGGGCGAAATCTCTATGGCTACAAACCACTCGCTCTTGCTCTACACAAACAATGATCCGGGCAACGGCGTCCGTGTGGAGACAAGCGGGAACCTAAATATTTTATCTGGTGATCTTGTTCTGGCAAACGGTCACGGCATCGACTTCTCTGCGACAGGCAACGGCAATGGTACAATGTCATCTGAACTGCTGGATGACTATGAGGAGGGAACTTGGACGCCTTCCCTAAAAGGAGCAAACGGCAATGGAGGAACAACTACATACGGGAGTGTACCCATAGGTAATTACACTAAAATAGGCAACTTAGTAACTGTAACTTGTGTTATTTATAACACGGCCCACACGGGGTCGGGTGCTGCTCACGTTTTTGGGCTACCTTTTGCGTGTTCTAGTTCTTCGGAAGCCGTAGGAACCTATCAGGTAAATACTCACAGTGCGGCTTATGCGTCAGGTATTACGCAAGTCGCTGCCATTATACAGGGGAATAACTCGCACATACATTTTAGAGGCTACCACACAGGCACTTCTACTGGCCCTTATTATGTTCCTATGCAAAATTTTACCTACCTACGAGCAACTATTACATACCAAACCGACGCATAACCCACTGCATAGCTTTGGGTCGGACAGTCCAACCATCACAGGAGATAAACGATGGCACTAGAAAAATTAGTAAAAAACGACAAGATCGAAACGATCTTGAATGATGAGTGGGAGTTTTCCACGGTACAGGTTCGCACAGCGACGATCATTCGTGAGGACGGCACAGACTTAAGCCGTTCGTTCCACCGTCATGTGGTTATGCCTGATGCAGACGTAACGCAAGAAGATGCTGACGTACAGGCAATCTGTAACGCTGTGTTCACGCAAGAGTGCAAGGACAACTACCAAGCGTTCCTTGCATCGCAGACTAACCCGTAACAACAGGAGAAACAAACAATGGCTGTTACACACACTTGGTCAGTAAATGACCAACTTCAAACCAGAACACAGGACGGGCTTTCCGAAGTCGTATTCTCTGTCGTCTGGCGTTTATCATCAGAAGAAACTGTAGACGGAACAACCTACAGCATTTCTTCTGCAAACCAGATCAGTTTAAACACTGATAACCTTAACCCTGCTACGTTCACATCGTTCGCAGACTTGACAGAAGCGCAAGTTGTAGGCTGGGCCAAGGATACTATTGACGCCAATGCCGCTGAAGGCGAAGGTGTTACCTGTGCGGAATGGGAAGCGGGACATGATCGCAATATTGCGAAACAAATCAACCCGCCAACAGCCGTAGAAACCGCCCCTTGGGCAACTGCAAACCCTTAATTTAGGAGACTGACAAATGGCTGAGAAAAAAACAACGCCTATCGTCATCGACGACAAAGAATACACTTTTGAAGACATGACACCGGAACAACAAGAGATGGTAAACCATGTTGCTGATCTGGACCGCAAGCTGTCATCGACCCGGTTTAACATGACTCAGCTAGAAGGTGGACGTAAGTTCTTCATTGATATGCTCAAAGCAGCATTAGAAGACACGCCTGAAAACGCACAGGAAGCTGCTGAATAGATAAGGTTATGAAATGCCACTGACCAAACTCCAGTTCCGACCAGGAATTAACCGTGAAACCACGTCGTACTCCAACGAGGGCGGGTGGTTTGACATGGATAAGGTCAGGTTTCGCTTTGGTTTTCCAGAAAAAATAGGTGGGTGGGAGCCTAGTTCTTCCACCTACTTTTTAGGTTCTTGTCGTGCATTACACCCATGGGTTGCTCTAAGCGGCGAAAAGTACCTTGGTGTCGGCACGCATTTAAAATATTACATAAACGAGGGCGGTGCATACAACGACATCACCCCTATTCGCGTGACAACGTCCGCGGGAGATGTCACGTTTTCCGCATCAGCCAATACCTTATCCGCAGGCATAGACGCTGTTGTAGTTACAATACCACTGACAAGCTCTTCTGGGTTTCCAGACACTGGAGTTATTCAAATTGGTACAGAAGAAATAAGTTATGCCGCTTTATCTGGCAATAATCTAATCGGATGTGTTCGGGGTTTTAACAACTCTACAGCTGCGAGTCATGCTAACAGCGCCGCCGTAAAGTGTGCCACTATAATTGTTACCGATGCAGACCACGGTGCCCTACAAAACGATTTTGTTACTTTTTCGGCGTCTTCTACTTTAGGAGATGCAATTACCGCGGACGTTCTAAATCAAGAATACGAAATCGTTTTTGTAAAAAACGTAAACTCTTACTATATAAACGCTCGTACGGTTAGTACGATCAATAGCATCACAACTAAAACGGGGCTTAACCCCGCGTATGTTTTTGCCACAACCTCAGACAGCGGTAATGGTGGAGGTTCTATTGTCGGCGCGTATCAGATTAACACGGGTCTCGACACAACGATTACAGGCACTGGCTGGGGGGCAGGCACTTGGTCTCGAGGAGCATGGGGCAGTGCCGCATCGTTAGCCACATCTGGTCAGACACTTCGCATTTGGTCGCATGACAACTTTGGTGAAGACTTACTTATAAATGTGCGAGACGGAGATTTATTCTATTGGGATAAAACCAATGGGTTGGGACAACGCGCCGTGGAACTTGCTTCGTTAGTTGGTGCGAACACAACACCCACTATCGCTAAAAAGGTCTTGGTGTCGGATAGAGATCGTCATGTTTTAGCGTTTGGCTGTGATAGTCAAACAGAACCAGGCATACAGGATCCTTTGTTAATCCGTTTCTCGGATCAAGGTTCTTTGACAGACTGGGCGGCAACGGCGACTAACACCGCAGGGGACTTGCGCCTCGGCTCGGGCTCCGAGATTATTACAGCTATAGAAACAAGACAGCAGGTTCTTGTGTTTACGGATGTATCGCTACACGCCATGCAGTTCCTTGGACCTCCGTTCACCTTTGGCATTAACACCGTATCCGAAAACATTACGATTGCAGGGCCGTTGGCGGCGATAGCTGTTGAGGATAATGTGTTTTGGATGGGTGCGGAAGAGTTTTACATCTACGGTGGTGCTGTTCAACGCTTGCCCTGCACTGTTAGAGATTATGTGTTTAGTGACATAAACACAGATCAGCTAGAAAAAGTGACCGCAGCAAGTAACACAGCGTTCTCGGAGGTGTGGTGGTTCTATCCATCGGCATCCAGTAACGAGAACGACAGATATGTTGTCTACAACTACCAACAGCAAATTTGGTACTACGGTACAATGGCTCGTACTTGCTGGTTGGACAGAGGCGTTGAAGATTTACCCGTCGCCGCGGGAACCGATCACGTTCTCTACTTCCAAGAGCAAGGATTTGATGATGGATCCGCGAACCCTGCAACGGGTATTACGGCGTACATTGAAAGCAGTCAGATGTCTATTGGGGAAGGTGACAACTTTGTATTCTTGCGTAGGATGCTCCCAGATCTAACATTTAGGGACAGCATAAACCAGACTCCACAGGCAACGATGACCCTCAAAGCGCGAAACTTTCCCGGTGGAGATTATTTACAAACGAACAGCAAGAACGTCGATAAGACGGCTTCCGTACCTGTTGAGCAGTTTACGGAGCAAGTACATGTACGTCTCAGGGGAAGGTCGTTTGCCTTTAAAATTGAGACAACGGACACAGGTGTGGCGTGGAGATTAGGATCTCCTCGAGTGGACGTGCAACCTGATGGGATGCGCTAATGTCCAGAAACCTTGTACTTCCATTCTTTCCAGTTGCACCAGAAAACTACAGCCAAGAATACCTTGCAGAGGTTGTTAGGTCTTTTTCGGTGTACCTTGAACAGATGCAAAACCCTGGAGAGGGGCGAAACACATTTGCTGTGTTTACCAATCTACAGACGGACGACAGTGGGTTGGAACCAGGGGCTATCTTTAACCATGACGGATATGTTAGAGTACCCCTAGCACATTCGCCCTATGTGCGCGGCTCACAGGCCACGGGCAGTGTAGGAACAGTATCGGTAATAATATCATGAGTGAAACAATAATAACAATGAATGACGGCTCTCGCTGGAAACCTTCGACATCTTCTGATATGGTGCATTGTGTAAGCTGCGATAACGCAGTTGACACGCCGGAAGAGATCGCAAGTTACCCCGACGGGAATTGTCCCAGTTGTGGAGAGGCTTGGACAGGCGCAGAGAAACGCAGCACTGCAATTACAGTGACCGCGCCGGAAGCGATACGAGGTGTAACATAATGTCATTACTTAGCGCACTAGGTGGATTAGTTGGATTCGCAATGGGTGGACCCGCGGGAGCTTCAATAGGCTCTGGTATAGGGACGCTTGCGAGTGGGGGCGACGTTGGAGATGCTCTAAAGTCAGGAATGCTTGGTTTTATGGGCGGCAGTGCCGCTGGCGCATTCGGGTTGCAAGGTGGTCAAGGCATAGCTTCTCTCATGGGTAGCATGGGTATTGGGGCACAAGGAGCGGCGACTACCGCAAACCCATTAGCGCGTATAGGTCAGACACTTATGGGTGGAAACCCAGCCGCAGGTAACGCCGCAGCGAATCAAATGAGTGGGATGGCGGCAAGGCAGGGCGGTCTTGGAAGTCTAGCAAATCTAGGTGGAACTGGTGGAGGTATGGGTGGTATCTTAAACAACCCTATGATTCAAGCTCTGGCGCTACAGGCCATGGATCCGAAAGAAGTTAAGTTAACGACCCCCTATCAGGATCAACAGTTGGCGACTGGAGAGCGCAGACCAGATTACAGAGGCGTTCAAGCTAATGACATACGGCGACGCAGAACACGGGTACTAGCCGAAGGCGGTCTTATTCAAGGTCCAGGAACAGGTACTAGCGACTCAATTCCTGCACAGATTTATCAAAACGGCATACCCGTCCAAGAGGCGGCGCTGTCTACAAACGAATTTGTATTACGAGAAAAGGATGTCAACGCTATAGGCGATGGTGATCCTGGAGTCGGAGCGGCGCGGCTTTATGCTATGCAACGTCAATTCGATCAAGGTGGGGGTATACGAGCATGAGTGCAACAGACGACACAGGTATTTACAAATCCATGAACGTCATTCCTGAGTATCAGGAAAGATATTTAAAGGATTTACTCAGCAACGTATACAACGTAGAGCTTGACGACGCTGGCAACCCACTTTTGGATGCCGACGGTCAGCCTATTGTTACTGGTATCGCCGCAGATTCTCCATTGTACGGAACCCCTGTACTGGATGCTGACGGAAACCAGATGTTCGAAACAGATCCGAACACTGGGGAACAGATGCTGGACTTCCGCGGTCAGCCTATTCCTATGGTCGAGGGTGGAGTTCGCCGTCCAGATGTTGCTCCTCTCACACCAAATCAACTAGAAGCTATTCGGCTCGGAGAAGAGGGTGTAGGCGCGTTTTCGCCTATGTTCGACCAAGCACAGCAGTCTTTTGGTGGCGTTCAGTTAGACGCAGACGGAAACCCTGTACTAGGTGCCGACGGTCAGCCGATTCGTACAGGAGCTATTGGTCAAATCGGAACGGGTATTGATACCCTTTCGACAGGTATTGATACACTAACGGGCACGGACGCTGCGGTTGGCACAGATGTTTACGACCCATACTTTCAAGATTTTAAAACTGATGTAATTGGAGACACTGAAACTGATGTAGGAACTGCAAGCACAGGTATCGGAAGCGCCGCAACTACGGGAGCCGCTGGCATTCGTTCCGCGGCTACTGGTGCGGACATCCTTGGTCAGGCGCAAACAGCACAAACAGGCATGAGAGCCGCAGGCGCAGGTATCGCGGGACAAGTTTCTGGCGCTCAAGATTTGGTAGCTGATGCTGCCCTTGGAGCCCGAGGTCAGGCAGGCGCGGCTCAAACGGGCGCAGACACTGCTGCGGCACGAGCGCGTCAAGCGTCGGCTCAAGCACAACGAGATTTATCTGGAGCGGGAGCCTTTGGTTTGGGAGCCGCTGCTGAAGGCATGGGTATGCTGGATAGTACCACAGGATCGTTTGATCCACAGGGTATTGGCGCGTTTATGAATCAGTACGAGGACGCCGCGGTACAACAAGCCATACAAGACGTGGCTAGAGCCGGGGAAATACAACGAAATCAACTTGGTGCCCAAGCTGTGGGAGCCGGAGCCTTTGGTGGCTCACGCGAAGGTGTAGCCGCACAGGAATTAGGGCGAAATATATTAGAGCAGCAGGGGCGAACAGCCGCTGGTATGCGTCAAGCAGGTTACGAGAGTGCCGCGCAACGTGCGCAACAAGCCTTTGAGTCCACGCAAGGACGGGGTCAAACAGCCGCACAACTTACAGGACAGCTTGGTCAAGCCGGAGCGGATTCCGCTATGAGAGCCGCACAGGCGGGTGGACAACTGGGATTGAGCGCCGAGGAACTGGCGCAAACTGGCGCACTCCGAGGTGGACAACTGGGTGTGTCCGCAGAACAACTGGCGCAAACAGGTGCCTTGCAAGGTGGACAGCTTGGATTGTCAGGTCAAAACAATTTAGCAAACATCTTACAACAGGCTGGTGCCATGGGTGTGTCCGCGGAAGAAGCGGCGGCACGTTTAGGTATGAGTTCAGAACAAGCCGCGTCTGCATTACAGATGCAGGGCGCTGGTCAACAAGCGGATCTATCTATGGGTCTAGCTGGTTTACGAGGATCAGGCTTTGAGATGTCACAGCAACTTGGTCAAAGTGCTTTCGAGGACGAGATGCGACGTGGTCAGAGCGCCGCGCAGATCTTTGGAACTTTGGGACAAGGCATGGGCACTCTTGCTGGTCAACAATCAAACATTGGTACACGTCAGGCCGCTCTAGGCGAAGCCGCCCAACAGGCGGGTCAGAGCGATGTCAACTCTTTGTTCAACATTGGAGCCTTGGAACAAGGTCAGATGCAGTCAGAGTACGACGTACAACGTCAAGCGGATATGGAAGAGGCTTACGAGCCGTTCCAGCGTTTCAACTATATGTCAGACATTTTCCGCGGAGTACCTTCTACTCAAAGCACCATGTCTGTCACAGGTCAGCCTGCTCCGAGTCCCGTTTCCACGGTGCTTGGTCTGAGTCAAGGCATAGGAAATTATCAAAACGCTGGAGGCCAAGGCATCTTCAGTGGGCTGGGAGTATAATATGGAGAATGTATTTAACCGTAAGCTCTTTCAAAGAAAGAACAAAGACGCGGCTCGGGACAAACTCCGGTCGATGGGTGGAATCATGGCGTCTTCTGAACCTCTAATCAGGGAAGCGATGCGTACGGCTGAAAACATACCGAGTCCAAGCATAGACATTGAGGGGATCATGGCGGCTCAGAGACGTAAAGGCCCAATGCCTACGGCTCCTCTTCCACAGATTGTCCCTGGTGCGCCCTCTATGATGGCACCGCCTGCCCAAACTCCAATGCCACAACCTGCTCAACCCGCCGCTCCTGCTCAACCCGCTCAACCTGCTTCACAACCAACTATGGCGATGAATATGGGTGGTCGTCCTGTGGACAGACCAGATCTAGCGAATTACTATGGCGCGGCGTCCGGCCCAATCCCAAAGGTTGCAATGCAACCACGCGTTGACGTGGGTCAACGAGCGGGATCTGTTGTTGCCCCAAACGAAATAGATTTAAGCGCCCTTACACCGGAGGGTGCAATTAAACTTAGCAGTGCGGCGCTTTCTGGTCAGGTTCCTGTTAACCTCACGCCGTTTACGGAGGAGAACACTGGATCTAAGAAGGCCGCTGAGAAACTAAATGCCACATCAGTTAGCATAGCCAAGGTTATGCGAGATGCAAATATGTCCGCAGACGAAAAGTCTAAGCTCTTGATCTCCGCTTTGGGTGGTAATCCAAGCGCCGAAGATAAAAAAGCAGAGTTAAGCAATCTGTCTGAAAAGAACTTTGGCAAAAAGTTAGACCGAGAAGCTAAAATAGATTCGTTGAATCAAGCGATTACAGGGTTCGCTGTAGCCGCAGGTACTAGCCCACGCGCAACTCAGAACTTTGCACGAGGTATGCTTACAGGTGCTACGGCTATGAAGGCTACAGAAGAAGGACGGGAGGCTACGGATAACGCCATGAAGTTGGCGTTTGCAAAAGCGGCAGGTAAGAGCGGCGGTGCTGACAGTACATACAACAAGCTATATCAGAAAGCGATTGAGAAAATCATGACGCGACCTGATGAGTTTGGTATATTTGTAGAAACAGAGACCGACGCTGACGGCAACGAGATCCCTGGATCTGGTATTGACGCCGCCTCTTCTCAAATAACTACGCTTGCAGACCGCATTGCTCGGGCGCAAACTGGTGGTTCAGGCCCCGGACCTTCGGCACCTCGACCGATGACAGATATCGTTACTGTTACTACGCAAGAAGACTACGATGCGTTAGCACCAGGTACACCGTACATTGACTCCGAGACAGGGGCTCAGACCACTAAGAGGGGTTAAACAATGGCAACAAATCGTTTCGGGGATCCCCTTACACAAACATCCCCCACAACAACCTCCGAAAGTGTGAATCGTTTTGGCGACGCTATTGTTGTTCCAGGTACTCCGAAGGGAGATGACGCGGAGCATGAGGGATACATTCAAGAGTTTGCAGAGGGCGTTGGTTCAGGTTTAATTGGTATCGGTCAAGGTATCGGGGAACTTGTAGCGTCGGGGATTGATTTAATTGCAGACACTGAGTACGCGGAGTCTGTTACAAATGCGGGTGAAGCTACTAGAGATTACCTTGGAATAGACCCCATGGGGTTTGTTGGTAAGGGCGCAGAGATCGTCACGCAGTTTGTCATCCCTGGGCTTGGCGTGGCGGGAGCCGTGTCTAAGGCTGGTAAGGTGGCTCGTGCTGCTCGTGGCATGAAAGGCCCGATGACACGTTCACAGCGTATGGGTCAAGCCGCGAAAGAGTTAGCCGCAGCGGGAGCCGTTGATGCGGCTGTAGCGAACGACGGCACAACTACGGTAGGAGATTTCTTTGACGGTGGCCCGACGGCTACGAATCAAGAAATAGGGTTGTCTGGTCGAGAAGAAGCTCTTCGACGTTTAAGTAATAAATTTAAAGTAGGTACAGAGGCCGCGTTACTTGGTGGTGTGGCTCAGACTGCACTGACGGGACTTGGGGTCGGTGCGAAAGCTACGGCGCAAGCCGCGGCACAAACGGATACGGGGCAGGCTTTGGGACGTGCAGTCGGGGACTCGCAACCTGTGCAGGCGGGTAAAGGTTTGGTAAACCGCACGCGTGAATACCTAAAGAATGCAGAACGTCGTCGTGTGTTTGGTGTCAATCCTAATGAAGCAGACATGGGACGAGGAGAACAGTTCATCGCGGATGCGCTGGGATCGTTGAGATATCGCTCATTTATGCCTGAAGAAATTGCTACCGAAAAACTATTGGTTCAAAGCAATGTACAGCCGTACATTAAAAAGGCCGAGGTCACACTCAACAGGTTAGAAAAGAATATAGATAATGCCATTGGTAAGATGGGTGATGTCGATAGCGAGCTAGAGCGACGTATGATCTTCGACAACATCGAAGAGTTTTTAACCAACCCTAACGCTGACAAGAAGAAAGAGTTCTTGGCAAAGTTGCCTTCAAACGTACGCAAAGACGTACAGGGGATGCGTACTCAGGTTGATGGTCTGACCAACGATGTGCTGAACAGTAACTTCTTAAAAGAAAACAACTTTGTAGACAAAGCAAGCGGTCTCGCTGTCAAAGATATTATTAACGAAAACATTAATTCGTATTTGCGTCGTAGATATCGTGTGTTCGAAGACAAAAAGTACACGCCTACAGGGGAGCAACTAAACATTGCGACCAAAGAGTTTCAGAAAGATAAGTCTGCGGTAGAGAAGGAGCTTACTAAGATGGCTCGTGGCGATACAGCGGGTCTATTTACTGACGCCGAGTTAAATAGAATTGGTGCGGTGAGAGTAGGCGCAGGCGATTCTCAAAGAATTAATATCAACGGTAAGGTTACTGACGAGGCAAGCCGCATCGCTCGAGACGGATTTTTAAACAGGTACAAACTACGCAATCGTGGAAGTGCAAAACTAAGTGGGGGTCGGGTTGCAGAGAACCGCTTGGACACTGGCATGTTTATGGAGCGTAAGTATTTACCTAAGTATCAAAGAGAATTGCTAGGGGAAATCACAGACCCTAGAGAATCTTACCTTGGCACGGTAGCTGACCTGGCTCAATTCAAGGCTGTGGATGATTACTTTGGTAACGTCAAACGAATGGCTGATGCCAACACAGGCTTTGGGAAGTTCTTTGTTAATCCAGACACCATGACCCCTTTGCAAACAAAACAGATGCTAGACAGTGGACAGTACGTTCAGCTTGGTAGTAAAGATGGGCGTAGCACCTTGCGTGGAGAGGTGACTGATGAACTAGACCAGACAGTAGATAAGTCTGGTTGGGGTTCGTTGCATGGATACATCGTTCCAGAGCGTATATACCGAGACCTGACACAGACAGTTCTAGCTGAAGACGGGTTTGGTTCTACCGCGATCCGAGGCGTATGGGACACTTTCTTGAGAGGCAAAGGTATATCTCAATACTCTAAGACTGTCCTATCACCAGTCACGCAGGTTCGTAACTTTACAACGGCCTCTATGTTTGCGTTAAGTCAAGGAAACATTGGTCGAGGTATGGGTGGTAGTCTTGGTGACTCCATGAAACTTACGTTTAAACAGATGTTTGATGGCGTACCTAATGACGATGTACTAGATGAGCTTGCGGAGTTGCAACGACGCGGCATCATCGGCACTCAAACTGAGCTTCGTGAGATTCAAGACATGATCAACAGAGGGATTGGTTACTCGGCTCGTGGTCCCAAGGGTCTGTCGGAAGCAATCGGTGGAGAGTATGGTCGTAAGTTAGCCGATACAAAAATGGCTAAGACTGTAGGCAAAGGCACCAAGATGTTTGAAGACGCCTACCAGAACTCGGATGACTTCTGGAAGATTTATAACTTTCAGTTCGAATCCAACAAACTGCGTAACGCGCTTCGTGAAATGAATCCACAAGATCAATATAAGTATCTTACCAAAGGTCAGACCTTAAACCCACAAGCGCGTAATCAAATCATATCGGATCCGTCTAAGATGGATGAGCTGCTTAAAGACCGAGCGGCACAAATTGTACGAGACACTGTACCTAACTATAACAAGGCACCAGAATTAATTAAATCTGCTCGTAAGTTGCCTGTCGGTAACTTCATCACCTTCCCGTATGAGATCTTTCGAACTGGTGCGAACACTGTACGTCAGGCCATCGAAGAGATGAACCCTGCAAATAATCAAGCTATTCAAAACATTGGTCGTCGCCGTATGGCGGGAGCCGTAGGGACATTCGGTGTTATGCCTGCTGCGGTAGCCAACCTTGGGTATGCGGTGTCTGGTGTCAGTCGTGATGAGATGAAAGCATACCAGCGTTCGTTCTCTGCACCGTGGGAAAAGAATGCCGTTCTTGTACCTTTCGGACGAGACGAAGACGGCAACTTAGAATACTTTAACTTTAGCACCACTAACCCATACGACTCAATCACGTCTATGTTTAACGCTGCAATAAACGAGGCTGACGAGGGATATCGACAGGGTAAATCCGCAGACGAGATAGCTTTGAACTCAGGGTTCCAAGTGTTAAAAGATTTCTTTGAACCTTTCCTTAGTCAATCTATCGTCACTGAGGCTTTGCTAGATGTGACAGCTAGAGGTGGTAAAACAGGAACAGGCGCACAAGTATTTAACCCTCAAGACAGCGTTGGAGACAAGGTGGGTAAAGGCTTTGCTCATGTTCTTGAAGGCATCATGCCCAATGTTGTGCCCATCGAAGTTAAGAATGCAAACCCCGCTAACCTACAGTTTGAGCCGAGTCGTTTCGCACGAGGCGTTGTGGGTGGGATGGCACCAGACTTAATTAATCCTAAAGATAAACTAGGTCGCGAGAGAACTATCTCAGAGGAAATGTTCCGAGTCTTTTCAGGTGTAACTCCAATGAAGTTTGACCCAGAGTTTGCTTTGAGAATTAATGCAGGCCGGATGCAACGAGCGCAGACTGATGCTAAACGTATATTCAACAGTGTGCTGGACGACGGAAACCTCACGCCCAGTCAGATGATTGACGCGTACAAGTTAGCTAATGATAGAAAACGTGTGGTTGATGAACAGTATTATCAAATCATTGAAGACCTTGAGACTCTTGGCATGAAGAAGAGCGAGATCAGAAAAATGCTAAAAGAAAACAAGATAGGTGGTGCGGATGGCATAATGCGTGGTCGGTTCGAACCATTTAAAATGTCTGATGATGCTCGTAAAAAGATGCGACGCGCCGGAAACTATGAGATCTTTAAGGACACTAGGTCTGAAATCAGGAGTATTTACTCTGATCTTCGTGGGTCTAGGTTAACTCGAGACGAGACTCCTGCACCGCGGTCTACTCCTAATCAAAGCAATAGGTTTGGAGATCCAGTGAAATTAAACTTTCAACTACCACAGGCACCTCAACCTGTACCACTACAGGCACCTCCACCAAATAGGTTTGGAGATCCGTCGAGACAGGCCAATGTAAACCCAGCCTTGATCCCCGATCCTAGAACCCGAGATCTACTTAACCGTTGACATCAACCTTTATGGTGACGCCGTTACCGCCGAACAGGTGAATTAGGTCATCGGCGCACCTCTCTACTTCTTCAATGATGTCTTCGTCACCCGTAATGCACGCCACGTTAATGGCTTTGTTGATTAGGTCTAACAATGCATCTATCTGCATTTGATGCATCTGCTTGAAGCCTAGTGTTTTTAAAGGTTCTTCCATCATTCTATCATTCCCCAATCATCTTGTATGTCTACATCAATTTTAGAAGGGACTTTGAGCGGCACACCTGTTTCCATAATTTCTTTAATTTGAGTAGCTTGCTCTTGCCCTTCTACGTTAAAGCATAACTCATCATGCACCGTGAGCATAGGAGTAAGTCCCGCCTCATAGCAATCGAGCATGGCTTTTTTTGTTTGGTCAGCCGCGGATCCTTGGATCAAACGATTCAACGCTTTGTAAGTAAACGCCCGTCTTAGCTTTCCCATACCCCCATATTTCTTGTTGGCCTCTTCAAAACTCATCGGCTTGTTGTAACCAAAGGTGGAAGGTTCCCATAGGTCGAAACGGCATAGCCGACCAAGCAATGTGCGGATCTGACCTTTGTCTCCGGCTCGATTAGACGCTGCTGTTGCCAACTGCTTAACGAACGGAACCTTCTGGTGATGTCTGTCTATCAAACCCTTGGCTTCGTCCGCAGAGATAGCCAACTGATCTGCGAGTTTGCCGACGCCCATACCGTACATGATCCCCAGGTTCACAGTCTTGGCTTGTTTGCGGGTGATACCTGCTAGATCCGCCACCATTTGATGGAGATCCACGTCACCTGTGTTGAACTCTTCCACGATTGTATCAACCACAGGATCACGCATGATGTCTGGCATATTCGCCGCAAAGTGTACCAAGAGTCTTGGCTCTTGGGATGAGTAGTCAAAAGATCCCCACTTGCAACCATCTTCTGGTATAAACAACCCACGAATTAATCTCTTCAGTTCTTTGTCCCTCGCTGGAATTTGTTGCAGGTTGGGGTTTGATGCTGAAAATCTGCCCGTGACTGTACCCCCTTCATCCCGTCGTGTGGAGTGCAGTTCCGTATGAATACGACCGTTGTGTTCGTGTCGCAGAATGCTGTCGATAAACGTAGAGTCAGCCTTGTCAAACTCTCTAAGGCGCACCAGTGCCTGACATACCATGGCCTCATGACTGTTCAAGTACGACTTGGTAAACGATGGGGATCCCTTCTCCGTAACAGGAAAATCCATGTTCATCTTCTCAAACATCTTTTGTATTGAAGCCGCAGCCCAGATGTCCACGTCCATACCTGACTCTTTTTTAATAATCATCCGCAGAGAGTCAGTCTCTTTGCGAATAATCCTTTTGTTCTGTTCCGCTTTATCCAAGTCAACACGCACACCTTTGCCGCGCATGTCTAGCAAGCAGGGGATGAGACCTATTTCTAGTCTCCATATCGACCACAGGTCTTGCTTCTCTAACTCAATTTTCAAAGCCTGCCATAGTTGCAGTGTAGCTACCGCATCTTGTTCTGCGTAGGCACCCACATATTTGGGTGGCAACTTATACATGCCCGACTTAGGGTCTACGCCCCACTCTTTCGCCGCGGCTTGCAACAGCTTCTCTTGTTTGCGCATCTGGATGTAGTCTCGAGCCATGGCGTCTAGTCCGAAAGACCACCTGTTCTCGTCCACCAAAGCACCTGTTATCATCGTGTCAATTATTTCACCCTTTATCTCCACTCCCTCTGCGCGAAGCCATCCGGCATCGTACGTCGCGTTGTGCATGATCACCTTCATTTCAGGGATAGACATCTGCTTTTTGATCCACTTGATAACCATCTTAGCGTCGAGGTTATGACCGTTCTCGTGGCGCATAGGAAAGTAACCTTTATATTCCCCTGCGGCTACAGCTATCCCAATGATGTGTCCGTCCTTACGAGCCCAGCCAGGGCCTAGTGTTTTAATATTGGGATCATATGTTTCAAGATCTACCGCAACTTCGTTGTATCCTGTCAGGTCAGGGAAGCCTGATGGTATGTTCCAGTCTGTCTCGATCAGATTCAATTCGTTTTTTATTTGATGATGCAGGGCGCTGCCGAATAGATTAGTCATTTGGCTTCCTTATAAACACATCCAACCGCTTCTGTATTTCGTCCTCACGATCAGTGAACTCTGCTCCGAGGGCGCTGTACCCGCACTTATCAACCCATGAATCCTCGTGCCCTATATCATTAAGCAGTCTCGCCGTCTTGACCCAGTCCATCATCAACGCAACATGTTGAGGTGTGATGTAGCCCGTGGTGCATTGAGCTTCTTTTACAATGAGGTTCCACCCATCTGCTATACGAGTGAAGTTGTCGTATGCATCACCATAATCCTTGGCTCTCTGTCCGTTAATGTATTCCGAGGCTGTCTCTAAGACCTTATCTCTTTTCATATCTCGTACCTGTATCTTTTATCTGTGTCCAAAAGGTGCAGTTCTTTTCGGGCTCTCGTTACGCCCACATAGAATGCACGGTGTTCATCGTCGGGGTATCTGCTCTCAACACATGCCTTGGTGGATGCTAAGAACACAACACAGTTGTCATCCTCCCCACCCTTCATAGCATGAAACGTCGATACCTTGATCCGAGGATCTTCGGTTATGCTTTCTCCTCTCCTCTCAATAGACTGAACGTACAGTTTGTCGTCGCTCCCTAGTCTGGCTATATCCATAGCGTCTCGATCCAACGGTGCAATCAAACCAAACTTAGTCAGGTCTTCGTATGTCATCATTGCGTCGGGTGCCGCTGCCTCTAGGAGCTTCTTAGCGCCTCTCCTGACGACGGCGTGGTCTCCTTGCTTTGGTACTACTTCGTACAGCTTCTGCGCCTGTAGCACCCCTATACGTCCCCCTCCTTGCAGGATACGCCAGGTAAGCATAGCCTCACCTAACTTGGGATCGATAGACGGGTTTCCCTTCACGGCATACAAGTACCCTGCTTCGCGTAACTGATCAGCAAACTCTTTAACGAAACTGTTCGTCCGGCACATGATTGTCCATGACCCTTTGTGTATAGGAACAGTGTCGAGTGTTAGATGATACTCAACCTTCCCTTCCTCCTCCCGTGGATGAAACTCTTTGGGTATGCGTCCTTGAATCCTGTTGGCTATCTGTTGTGACAGCGCATGTACCTTCTTAGGAAGACGATACGACTGGCTTAACACTTCAATGTTATCCGTAAGAGTAATGAACTTCTTAACATCCACCCCCGTCCACCGATGAATGGCTTGGTCATCGTCCCCTGCATATATCACCTCGTCCGAAGACTGAGCCATGTGCTTAACCATGTCTAACTGTAACGGCGTTAGATCCTGTGCTTCATCCACGATCAAAAGTTTGAAGTGTGGAAACTGTGCATGCATCGCCTTTTCTATCAGATCCACAAAGTCCATCTTAGACTGCAACGACTTGTATGTGATCGTCGCCTTTTTAATCTGCTCTAGCTTAGAGAAGTACAGATCATAGTCTTCAGCTTCATTGTACTCCTGCTCTAACGACACTCCCCGATACCGTGAGCGATCCAATACTTGAACATATTTACTTCCACTGCCACCAACCGACGAAAGCAGGATACCCTCATCTGGGTCTGTCTTGTCCATTCCCGAGAAAGACATGCCGAGGTTTCTGCCCAATGCACTCCAATCATCGTTGTCCATTATACTAGATCTATTCAGACCTAGCGCACGAAAGGCTATAGAGTGCAGGGTGCGGAAGTAAGCCAGTTGCTTGATGTTCATTCCGAACTCATCGAGTACACGTTCCACCGCTTCTTGTATCGCCTTGCGCGTAAACGAAACGAACGCAATCTCCTCGGGTCTTACCCCATCATCAAAGGCTTTCCGGATCCGCTCAATAAGAGTGTATGTCTTTCCGCAACCAGGTGGTCCCAGAATCAGACGCTCATTCGTCATCCGTCTTGCCCCGTGGACGCTCGGACAACCACTTGGTTACCTCGCTCTCAACCCAACGGCTTGCACTGTTACGAGCCCCACCATCATCACCCAGTATAATAGGCTTTGGGAATGTCCCTTCACTAACCCACTTGTAAACAGTGGACTTGGAAACATTCAGCCATTCGGTGACCTCCGTAATCCTCATCAACTTACTATCAGAAGGGAATGTCATTTTCTTTCTCCTCGGTATTTAAATATACGTCATCATCTTCGAAGGCAGGAACCCACCATACTCTTAGTGTTGACCGTTTGCCGTCAGGCTTGCGTATCGCATGATGCCCATGGCACTCCTGCCCCCCGTTTAATTCTTTTAATCGCTCTTGAACTTCGGCTCTCGTATACTCTGAGAACCCACGGTTTTTAAGGAACTGCATAACACCTGCAATAGTGAACCTGGTCTGACCGTCTTCTGTCCATGGCTTACCCATGTCCATCTCTTCGGGAGCCATAGCTTTGATCCGACTGGTGCAGTAAATCTTCAGCAACTCTTTGAACTGACCCTTGATGGTCATCTCTTCTGGAACCTCCAGTTTAACAGACTTGGTCATCAATTCATTGACCATCTGCTGCCACTTCTGAGCCTTTAGGTTGGGCGGCATCATACTCAGTTGCTCCATGCATTGCCGTTGCCAAAGGTTCTGGTTCTGTAACTGCTCCGTAGTAAGTTGCATCCGCTGACCATCAACATCCATGAAATACAAGCGAGGCTCGGACATCAGTATCGTTAGCCCCCCTACGTTTGGCATGTCGGGTGCTTGGTTGCCTACCCCAAAGGGTCGAGTCTTACACACGTTCTTGTCACAGAAATCTTTGAGGGGGCACACGTCACATTGGTAGAAGTATGTAGGCTTCTTTTCCAGTGACCGCTGTATGTTTACAATCTCTGTTGCCTCAAGCGCAGGTTCACATAGTATCCGGTTAAACTCTTCATGGTGTTTCTTCCAATCGTCAGCCCACTTGAGCCTACAATATACCCCGACGGCAAACATGGTAATGTTTCGGTTGTCTTGAATCTTACCTTGACTAGCCATCACCTCTAAACAGTAAGGCCCGTCGGTGAAATATTTACGCTGTCCACCAAACTTCATCTCGTTTAGTTCCGCTGCGCTAACCCGTTTCGCGTTGACCATCTTAAAAAACTTGTCAAAGTCCACGGCTTCCCCGTCTTTGTCCATCGCGTACCGAGTGGTGATGTCACCTCCATAGTAAGGCATGTTAATAAAGTTACCAACGTCGCCACGCTCGGCTAAAATTTTATCTTGCTTTGGAAATATCTCACACCCACTGTACCCCAGTGCGATGGACATCTCGGTTAAGTATTCTCGGATGAGTGCTGCAGGTTCCCAGTCTTTCAGAAACAGGAACAAGTGTGCGCCGCCCGACTTGGAACGGCATAGTATAAGAGGCATCTTCATTGCTTGAACCTTTCGGTTCAACGCTTGGAGATCCAGGTCATAGGTGTCTATGTCTAAGGCTCCGAACTTACATACGTTCTCGGAGTTAATAGGAATTGACCCCACACCTAGCTCACCATCAATGTGAGCCTGTATTTTTTCTTCGTCCAACTGACCGTGGACCACGCGACTATTAGATTCGGTTTTACCGTTTCTCCCCACGCGACCAACGACTGTCGTACCGTACGCTGCCCTCGAACCTTCGAAAGCAGCCAACAATCTTTTTGCATCAGACATGCTTGGCTCCTGTTGAGGTTAACTGGGCGCGGTTGACAGTTAACTTTGCCACCGCGCCCATGGCTTACTAGAATGGGATTTCGTCATCCGCTGCTGGAGTAGCTGGCTTTTCAGCCGCCTGTCCTTCTGAAGCCTTAACCTCACCCGCAACGATGCTTTGACGAAATGTCTTGGCTTCGTTGTACAGGTTACGATCTTCTACCATGCCGACTTTGGAGACTGCGTAGTTGGCATAGGTTTCGTTCCGCTTGTTAGTCTCGTCCACAGTGGTGAGTTTCCAAACGGTACTAAAGATAGGTACGATTTGCATCGTTCCTGTCTTCGGGTTCTTCGCTTTGTTCATCGCGATCTGTGTCTTCCAACGCTTGGACACTTTCATCTGCGTAACTTTGAAGTCTACGACAGCAGGTTCCCACCCACCTTCATCATCCAAAACCAAGCAGTAATACTCGTCAGCCTTAACCAACTGGTTGCCGCTAGGGAGCATGTCCATAGTGCCTTCTTTGTGTGTCTGTGCAATGACTGGGTCGCTTGCATCAAGCTCCTGCACAAAACCTCCCCCGTTCTCACGAGTCACGAACTCTTTATACTTGGTTATGACGTGACACGGTACGACATTGAGGCCACCCTCTCCATCGTACACCGCATTGGTAAGTGTGTTGAACATATCACCAGAAGATAAACCCTCAATATACTGGGCGTCCTTCTTGTTGATCTGCGGTGACATCTGTTGTGCCAACCGAACGAACGGAATCTGTAGTTCGCTGGAGTCAAAGGCCGCACCTTCCCCACCATCTTGAAAAATATCGTCCATTACGTCTGTGCTTAACTCTGCACTTTTTGTTTTTGTTACTGCGTTACCCATTTTTATTTACCTCATATTTATAATCACTAAGAATAGTTTTAATTATAGAGATGCGTTCCTTTGCCATATTGGCTCCCGCTTTCTCTGCCAGATGTGTGTATGCAACCTTCTGCACCTCACTCAGATCGGCCTCAAGTTCCAAAAGAGTTTGAAGCTCGTCTTCAATCTGTTGCTCGATCCAACGATCTTCGCACTGTTCTTCAAAATTATCCATTATGCTTTCCTCTTGATCTGTGCTGCGTTGGTTATGAATGCCCCGAACATATCGAGGTCGATTGGTTTGCCGTTCTCAAAGCGTTCTTTAACAAATGCCTTGAGGGTTGACGGATGAATATGGGTCTTCATTGTTACTGGAAACCCTTTCTCTTGCAGGATACCAACGACATCTCCTGCTAGATTGTCTTGCCCTTTGCCGAAAGAACATATGATGTCATTCTTAATGATGTCATCAAGATGATTGTCTCTCAGCCACTCGAAAGCCTCTTCGCGTTTAGCCACAGGGATAGACGCTTGCACGATCAACTTGCGATCAACGGTCACCCCGTCAACATCAAGACGTTCGACACCCATCTCGTCCATGAGATTAGGTATGCCTTCTATTGTGAGCTTATGCTTCTCAGCCTTCAGATCTTTTAAGTGCTGCTCCGTATCCTCAATCTGTTGCTCAACGCTACGGAGTTGCCGAACCAGTTGGCTTAGTTGCTTACCAGTTCCTGCGTCGATATCGGATAGCGCACTAGCCTCATCGAACATGTCTTCAAATACTTCTGTCATTTTATTACCTCCACCTTGGACCTTCGAACCATGCGACTAAGGAACGACGAACGCCCTTGGTGACAGGTTCAACTCTATGCAACATGTAACTTGGGAATACCAAGACAGTGCCTTTCTCCCTATGCCAGTCGGGTAGTGACTGGTTATGAATACCAAAGCTCCCGCCTTCGTACTCGCTCGGGTCACTCAGTTGCACCGTTAATGATATCTTGCGGTCATAAGGAACGTCATGGCTGAATGCCACATCAACGTGCCAATCATAATGCCCCTTCTCATCCGCATGATACTCGGTGTACTGGACATCGCAACAACGCGTAACGTCGAAAGCAAACGCTCGACGATTCGCTTCTTCCGCGAAACCCCATAGTCGGTCCTTGAGCCAAAGGTTTTCGGATAGCCAAGAGATACGGCTACGACGAGCCTTATCATTCTCCTCTTTCCGAGCGCCTAGTTTGGCCTTAGTTGATTGCGCGGTAGCCGCAATCTCCGCGACACGATCCAAGTCAGCTGACTCAAACCCCTCTTTGCCGCGCCATAGTCTGTGTAGTTCTCTCAAAGTTTTCTCCTCTTCAGGTGTTGTGGTTGACACACAAGTTCGCGTGTCGTACATTGGACTATATCGGAGGAAACAAATGAATGTCAACTATAAATTCAAAACAACCCCATACGACCATCAGCGGACAGCTTTGGACGCTGCGGGTAGCCGCGATGCTTTTGGTTTCTTTATGGAAATGGGGACAGGTAAATCAAAGGTACTGATCGACAACCTGGGTGTGCTTTTCCAACAAGGTAAGTGCAACTTCGCCCTGATCATTGCACCTAAAGGTGTGTATCGCAACTGGGTTGCCAAAGAAATACCAGAGCATATGTCTGATGACGTGCCGAATCGCGTCATCAGGTGGGTGTCGAGCCCAAATAAGAAACAGAAGAAAGAATTAGAAAGCATTAAGGAACCATATTCGGGGCTCACTATATTCGTGATGAATGTCGAAGCGTTCTCGACCGTCAAGGGACAGACCGCAGGCAACTGGCTTGCTAAAAAGTTTGGTAGGTTTGGCATGATAGCCATCGACGAAAGCACCACAATAAAAAATCACAAGGCCAAAAGAACAAAGGCTCTAATGAAGATAGCCTCTGGCTTCTCGTACCGTCGGCTCTTGACTGGATCACCAGTAACTAAATCGCCACTAGATATATATTCTCAGTGTGAGTTTCTTAGGTCTGGTCTGCTTGGATACGATTCGTATTACGCTTTCCAAGGAAGGTACGCTGTTGTGCAAAAGAGAAGTACAGGAGCGCACTCGTTTTCTCAGGTTGTGGGATACCGTAACTTGGAAGAACTGTCCGAAAGAATGGATCGCTTTAGCTTTCGGGTACTAAAAAAAGATTGCCTCGATCTGCCGGAGAAAACATACACCGCACGGTATGTGCCCCTAACCAAAGAACAAAGGGAAATGTATGAACGTATACAGTACGAGGCGTTAATGTTGTTCGACAACGGAGAGATGGTTACTGCTCCGGCAGTCATTACACAGCTACTACGTTTACAGCAACTGATGTCAGGTCACCTTAAAACAGACGATGGTACGATGATGACCTTCCCGACCAAACGCATGGATGCTTTGGAAGAACTCATGGATGAACATGACGGTAAAGCAATCATCTGGTCTAGGTTTCGCCATGACATAAAATCTATCGTGGTTATGCTACAAAAGAAGTACGGCAAGAATGCCGCTGCTGGATACTTCGGGGACACATCAGATGATGAACGTGCCCGTATAGTTCGAGACTTTCAGAATCCAACACACCCACTCAAGTTCTTTGTGGGTAATCCCGCTACCGCAGGTTACGGTTTAACTCTGACCGAGGCCAACCTTGTGGTATACTACGCCAATGACTTTAACCTGGAGACAAGAATCCAGTCTGAAGATCGGGCGCATCGTATCGGTCAGAAGAACCCAGTTACCTACGTTGATTTAATCTGCGAGGGAACCATCGATGAGCGCATAGTGAAGGCTTTACGCGCTAAGATAGACATCGGTGCAAAAGTATTAGGAGAGGAAGCACGAGAATGGCTGACACTAAAACCAACCAAATAAAACATGACGCTGCTATCGAAACGATGGTGGACTATAAACGTGGGCTCCGACGATTGGATACCGGAGCAAAGGAACTCGCGTTGCAGACAGGATTAAGCCAGGACGTAGCCGAAGCATTCTTAAAGGGGATGAAGAAGCACAACGTCACGCAGATCCGAGGCTACAGTAAGGAGCCCGAACGCATGCTACGCGCAAAGAAAGGTAAACCAAACGAGGCTAAGAGATGACTCAAGCAGAGATGAAGTTTTTTTCCCGCAATAGATTTGAGCAGATGGAGAAGTCCGCTCTTAAATATCACAACGAGAACCCTGAGATATACGATCTGTTCTGCAAGTTTACTTTGGATATTATATCTCGAGGATTTCATCACTACGGATCCCAGTCTATCTTTGAGCAGATCCGATGGCACACTGATCGACCCGACGTTGACGGGAAAACCACGTTCAAACTCAACAACAATCACCGAACCTTCTATACTCTGTGGTTTGCTCGAGACTACCCGCAACACGATACGTTCTTTCGGCAACGAAGAAAGATTAGCTTGCTCTCACCACCTTCGAGACACAAAGAACTAACACCACAAGACTTCTCATAAAAGAAAGCCCCCCGAAAGGGGGGCCAGTATGAGGTAGTAAGGCCACAGGCGTGAGCCATACCGAGCAGTATAGTTACACCTTATCCGATACGGGTAAGGAATCATAGGCTTTTCGTATCAATACAGATAGCTGCCGTGCCATAGATCTCTGATCCAAGTGTGCCAATTTGTTTAGCATGGCGTGATCATCGAGCAGGACAGCTACGTTTTTGAACTTAGGCTCCTCCTTCTTTTTTAATTTCGACATGTAAATCTCCTGTTGTACGAAATGTGTTGTCCACTTCTACACCATATGTTTGTGATGCGCAAGTCACATGAAGTAAACCAACGTACTCATGATTGACTTGTCGTTAATCAACACTGTACGCACAACCTCGGTGTCTTCGTCCAACTCTTCAGCAAGTTCCGTCAACGTCCAGTGCCCATCATCTTCTTTCAGAAGACGGCGAATCTTTTCATTCAAGTTAAGTGGTGCGTTTTCTTGAGTTATTATGTTCAATCCATCATGCGTTACCTCAACACGCATCGCTCTCCAGGGTATGCTCTCCCGTTTGTCCGGAAAGTTAGGGACTAAACAGGCTTGCACCGTTTGTCCTGCCTTCAGCCCAACCGCATCTACAATGCGAGAGTTAAAGAACACCCCGTCACCCTGCTCGGTTACGCCGAACGCGCTGCCGGAATACGTTTGCTCTTCGATAATTACTTCTTTTAGTTCTGTTATCATATTAAAATTTGGGCTCGAAAACCTCGCCCTTCTCCTCTTGTTGCTTGTAGTAGTTAAGTTCTTTTATTAGGTACTCGATCCTCGGATCTGATGGGTTCTCCCATTCTATGTCGTCAAGTTTTTTTTCTGTCCTGATAACTAAATCTCTGATTGCTTCTATTCTTGAATCCATTTATTCCTCCTCCTTGGGGTCGGCCTCATGGGTCGGCTCCACGATATCTTCTAGAGAGTCAAACATAAACTCTATAAAGTCCGCCGCCTCTTCTAATATTGATACAGCTTCCTCGCCCTGGATAGGTAAACCTTTCCGTAAGGCCAGTGCCATAATACGCAGTCGTTCCTCGTGATCAGTCACGCGGTAACCCGTACCGAGATTTGATTTGAGTAACGGATTTAACTGTAAGATCCATAATGTCCGCAGCTTCTCGCAACGAGATCTCACGGCTTAGAAGTTTGTTTAACATCGTAGCATCCTTAGACAGTTCTTTGATAATCTTGGGTCTGCCACCCTTGTGTCCATGTGCCTTGGCTTTCTCTCCGTTTCTCGCATGTGCGTTTTGTATTTCTAGTTTAGGGTTTTTTATTTTATCTAACCGTGTCTGTTCTTCCCAACGCGCACGATAGATTTCCTCGTATCTGATCCTGTCCGATGGACTCATTGGTTTAGATATTCCCATGGTGCGTTATCCTCTTTGCTTGCCGCATCCTTGAATGTGAGGTTCTTCTGTCCCCCCTTGCTACTGGCGTCTCCTGCCTTGACACCCTCGAGATGTCGATCACCCATCGTAGGTCCGTTGTAATCTAATGCCACGCAGTGAGGCTTAACACCTCGCAACCATTTCTGCACTGACATGAACACACCGCCCCGCCGTCCCGCGATACCGCCATGCATATCGTTAGGTCTTACCCTGATAGCAGAACCACGGCGACGACTGAACGGATCTGAGTTGATGTTCAACACTTCGAAATCAGAATCCTCCACCCATCTACCATGTTTGCTTAACAGCATGCGTCCCCCCATCATCACCTCATAGCTATCCACGTTTGTGTGTGTATGCTCGGGCACAATACAGTTGGGCGGCATGGCAAATAATTGGATCTGAAACTGACCCTGCCTGTACCATGTGATCGATGTTACATCCTCAACCATGTGAGTCGGTGAATCCTCTGGAATCTTTCCGAACGCCCACGGATTGGACACAACCTCTTTGACTAACTCTTCTAGACTCATATGTGAAACCCCTCCTTCCTTCTGTTACTTACAAACTTCGTTAAGTCTTCTTTGGCATGCCAGTATCTATTCTTGACAGATGGTGAAGCATCCTTTTTAATCTGCGCCTCCATCCAAAAATCTACCTGTTGCTTCAAGAATTTATACTCGGCCTCAAGCGCCGGAGTTAATGACTTAGCCATTGCCTAATCCCTCGGGTCTAAGTTTCGGGCGGATTAGTTCGCGAGACACCTCGTCCGATACCTCGCACCGCATCATGATCCCGTTGCCATACAAGCCCATCAAGTAATTATATAACGGTGCCGCAAGATCTTCCTGCATAACATGTTGGCATTCTCGATGGTTCTCAAACCAAATGACTGCCTCAACAGACTGATCCCGCAACCCGTAACTGATCACAAGTGCCGTGAAGTATTCGATCATTTCACAACAACCCACACACCTTCAGACCCAGAATCTTTTCCCGTGTCCCTGATCAACCCCGACTTGTGTAGGGAGGACAAAGTCACACGAACTATAGTCAACTTCAAACCCATGCGGTCAGATAATTGCTTCGCGGTTCCCGCACCTCTGTTCAACTCCGCAAGGATCTGTTCTTTGCGTGTTAGTTTTTTATTGGTTTTTTGTTTCTTTGTTAGCCGCTGCCAAAACTCTTTAATCATTTTCTTTCTCCTTTTATAAACTTTCCGCGCAGTCCGCGCATATGTAGGCATCATCGCCTCTGATTAAGGTAACCCATTCCTCGCACTCAGTGCAAAGACGCTCAACCTTTCCGTCCCCGTTGCACGTCTCGCATTCCTCAGAACGGGTCTCCAAATATCCCACGTCCCTGTTGATGTTATGGGGAACCGCGTACTCTACTTCGACAAAACCTTCCCCGTGGCAGTCGCGGCACTTGTCCATGATTGGCGTCTCGCTCAATCGTATGAACTCATCTCTCATCTTACCCATCACCAACGATCCCCGAATACTTTTTTGAATATCTCATCAAGCATCTTATCCATTTCACGATCTGTCATGCTACTGTCTCCTTCAATAAGTTTTTAAAAATGTTTATGGTATCCTCAATACCTTCCTCCTCAATCTCAGGCTCCCACGAACGATCTTCCCCGTGATGATACTCACCCTCAAACATGCCACCCTCGTCCTGATAATCCGCTTGAACCTCAATGCCCATCGCATGCAACTTATCCCACACTGGGATAGGCGCACCCCATGCCGTCCAACAGTTAAACGTGAACCACGCCTTGCCGCCATCCTTCTCAATGTCGTTGGTGATATCGACATCCACGACATCCCACTTCGTACCCCAGTTTTTCCACCGCCACTCGTACCAGTTCTCGGATTCAGATAAGGGCATCGGGATTACAAGATCACAGAACCTCGGATCCTCACGCTTCAAGCTAGAGTATAGTTCTTCCACGATGGTCTTGTCCCCGTGGATGTACACTTGTTGATCACAATGATTAGGCATGTCTCTCTCCTTCTATGTATGTTTCTATTAAACCTTGCGCGACTTGCGCCGTGATGGCATTTCCGTAGGCGCGCAGTCGTCCCACTCTGGCGGTAGCCCCATCAACCAACGGGCATGTGCTGGGTTCAACTGGCCTCCACTTGCCATCTCGGCAGAAGAGCCAGTCCGCATCTCTCCAGAAACCGTTAGTCTCATAGGCTCTGTCGGCGGGGAAACTTCCCCCTTCGCTTCCATCACCGCTTCGATCATCGATGGCGCTACCTGCTCCCGAAGATTGCACGGGAACGACCTGCCCTTGCGCGTGGTCTGATGCATCCGGATCATCGCCTCCTTGCTCCGCAAGGGTAGACTGTCCATCGTGTTGGGTGTCGCCCAACCCGACATCTGTCCCTGCTCCGGTAGGTTGTGCCCCCGCTTGTCCCACTTCTTCACCGACTCCGGCTTCGCCGCCCCCTTGTGATCCGATGTCGTCGGCGTTGCCCAACCCGTGAGTTGCGCTTGCGCTCCCGTGTTCCAACCGTGCTTCCCGTTCAAGTGAGACGGAGCTATGCCCGTGCCCCCCGTCATGGAGGTCGGCGTTGCCCAACCCGATAGTTGCGCCGTCACGTCCAACGTGTCCGTACTGATCTTCCCGTTGCGAATCCGACCCCCTTGATAACCACCCTTGTGATCTCGGGTTGTCGTTGTCGGTGTCGGCCACGAACCAGAGACGTTGCCGGATGTGCGGCGCACCGAAGCCCGCAGAGCAAAGATCGAATGCTCCGATGGAGTAGTCCGCTCCTTCCATGTCAGCTTGTACAAGGTCGATCCAACCGAGCCCGTCTTTGCTTGCAACCTGCTCCCCAAAGACTGTTGAAGGTCGGCACTGTTCGATGAGGTGGAACCAGTGAGGCCAGAGGTGCCGCTCGTCAGCAACCCCTTTTCCTTTGCCTGCGTTGCTGAAAGGTTGGCAAGGGCAAGAACCCGTCCAGACCGGACGGTCGTCGTCCCAACCCGCACGTCGGAGCGCGTGACTCCAGACTCCAATCCCTGCAAAGAAGTGGCACTGAGTAAATTCAAAAAGTTCTTCTGGTCTGACATCACTGATGCTCCTAGTATCGACAACACCATCTGCGATGTGTCCTGATTTAATTAAATTGCGTAGCCATTGTGCGGCATACGGATCTATCTCGTTGTAATAAGCACTCATGACGCCTTCCAAATCTCTAACGCATCAGTGAACGGCATGTCGTTTAATATGCGACGCGTCTCACCCGCTTGCTTGTTTATTACCCACTCGCCATTGGTTACAGTTGGGTGGTACTTGCTCTGGTAAATGCCGTCCTTGTATTTAAACTGAAACAACACATGAGATTTCAACAACCTCTTTAACTCACGAGCAGACAACCAATCGTTGACCGCATCACAGCACCAACCCTCCAACGTCTGAGGTAAACTGTCATGGATCATTACACCATCCGCACCCTCGTAACTAAAAGGAGAGGCAGGAAGACTGCCAAAATACTCGTTGATTGATCTCATCTTGGCGCGGTAATCACCCTTGAACTTCGGGTGGTCATAGTCACGGTCACATCCACCGTGTCCGTCGTTGCTTACTATGGCAACAGGCTTACCATCCACATACAAACTGGCTTGATAGCAATGCGTCTCTTCACTTGCCCATGCGGTGTGCTTGATGTTTTTTAATTCTAATTTCATTGTTTTGCTCCTACTAATATAAAACACATGTTGTGTAGTTGTGAGAATAGAACAACTAATATTTGCTGTCAACCCCACTGAGTTTACATATAGAGTGTTGCCAGAGATTTTTGTTTTTTTCATCGTTGATAGGGCAACTTCTTGTAAACAACGTAAACAGGGTACGAGAGACAAGGAAAAAGTAAATGATATCAAGTACCTCGTACCGTGCAACGTGTTTACGGTATAGAAAATAAGGGTGTAAACAGTTTACAAAATAGCGTAAACAATTACGAACTCCGAAGAACTTACTACTATGCCCTTGGCTGTTTTTGCTCAAAGTGTTTACACTTTATCTCTGGGAACTTCCTATATAGGAAACTTGGCAAAGACCTCTACTTGTTGTATGGTTGTGGAATAACTGGAGACGGGCATGGCATCGGTAAAAAAGAAGATCGAAGAGGAACACGGAAGAACCTTGACCAATAGGCAGATGACGTTTGCTAGAAATGTGGTCGAAGGTATCTACTCAAATGCAGAGTGTGCAAGGAAGGCGGGATACGCCCATGATATCGCACCTAAACAAGCCTCGGTTCTATTGAACGGACGAGATTACCCTCACGTTGTGGAATATATTACCGAGTTACGAGAGGAACGAGAGCGAAGGTATAGCGTCTCAACTATCGGACAGCTTCAACGTCTGCAAGAACTGTCGCAAGGGGCAGAAGAGGCAGGTCAATTCTCTGCGGCGATCAACGCTGAGAAGATCCGGTCTGCTCTTGGTGGATTGACCATCGATAGGCGGGAAACAATTAACACCATCGATCAACTTTCAAGGGACGAGATTACGGCACGACTTGCCATGCTACAGAAGCAGTATCCACAAGCCTTTGTTATCGAAGGAACAGCGAAGGATATAACCCCAGATGAGCAAAGGTCCAGAGTCGAACTTTTGGAACACGATAAGGACGAACTTACCTAAGAATGCCTATGCCACACGCATTGAAAACGTGCATGGTGGTGGTGTTCCTGATGTCCATGTGGTTTGGGATGGCCTACCATTTTGGATGGAATTAAAGGTAACCAAAGGAAACGCAGTAAAAGTGTCACCTCATCAGGTCGCGTGGCATATGGCCTATTTCGCCCGAGGTGGTCTTAGTTTCTTCTTAGTAAAGAGCCTCTCTACCAAGGATATATATTCATTTGAGGGGGATCAGGGTTCTAATTTACTACGGGGTGGGGTGTCTGCGGCTCACGGTACGCGGTTCGCGAACCCTGCGGCTTTATTTCAAAGTCTGCGGCCTCGGCTGCGGTCGCATTACTCTGCGACCCTGCGCCCTGACAGCTCTGCGACCCTGCGCCCTGATGGCGACGGGGAGATGTCCCTCGATCCGGAGTAGAGAAGGAGCCTTTTCAGGCTCCCACTTCCTAATGTTCTACTATTGCGATGGATTTTGCAAGGCTTGATCCGCGGCACAGCTTGCACGCGGTGCATTGTGCGCGGCGTCCGGCTTCTTTCGACGCGGGGCATAGTGCCTCGTTGCTTTTGTCTAGGTCGCCAAGGTCCGCAATGACTCGAAACGTGCGCCGTCCGGCTTTCCAATGGTCTATTGCTTCTTGCATGTTGTCCGCGGATTGCATCGCGATATCGGGACGCCATCCGGATTGGTGAGAATAGGCCGTCCAAGTGTCCGCTTCACTCAATAGGTCGTCCCAAACTTGAGACGGCACCGCGCCAGGATCCCCATAGGTTCCGACGCGCACGAAACGACCGCGCCCCATGGTCGCCGCGTCGCCTTCTTGATATACGCCGCGCTTGTATGCTTTCCAAACGATCAAGACGCCTTGTCCCAAGTTAACATAACAGCGCCGCCCCTTGGCTTGCTTGCGCTGCGGATCCGTTGTGACCTCGCCGCGCATGGTACAGTTGCCGCAAATTGAGAAGTCTTGTCCTGTTTTGCTGGCCTCGAGCGGGTTAATGTCCGAGCGCAAAATATAAGTTTGCACGACGTGCCCCGTCTTTTTGTTTCTGTTTGAATATGTCGCGATAACGACGATTGGTTGACCATCCAAGAGGCTCGGCCCATTGTAGATGATTGCACTTTTCATTTTTAGATTCCTTCTTGTTAATGTGTTTTGATTGTAGCATTTAAACAACAGCGCCACAAGTTAAAAACTCTGCGACCTTGCGGCCTTGTTAACTCTGCGGCCTTGAGACTCTGCGGCCTTGTTGCTTTTTGTTTCTGTTGCCTGTTGCCAGGCACGCGCACCAGGTGCGCAAAAGGTAAGGGCCCCGAAGGGCCCTTGGTTTTAATCGTCCATCGCGTAGCTGATTGAGCTTTGCAGATTTCGCAGCGACTCTTGGTGGAGTCGCTCCCACTTGCGCCGGATCGCGCTGTCCTCTGGAAGTTTCGAGATAGTGTCCTCGATGTCGCTGATCTCGACCACTGTCTCAATCATCATGCGGCGGTGTGTGTTGTATCCTAGTTTCATATTAAGCTCCTATTAAAATAGGCGACATTGCCTATGAGATTAGATTATCAAGTAAACAACAGGCCGTCAACAACTAAATCACAAGTAGATCCTGCGACCTTGCGACCCCACAAAAAACCCTGCGGCCTTGCGGCTGCAGGGTTCAAGGAGCTTGGCGCAATATACCCTGCGCCTGGGTGTTCTTATCAGAACTGACCGAAGTCGATCCCTTTCGTTATGACCTTAGATCCATTCCGAATTGTACCTTGTGACATGTCCACAACGTAATGTCCGTTGTCCCATTCTTCTTTGTGAGTGGTTACGCCCAGCGATAAGCCCCCATCTATCTCGATGTGATAAGCTCCGATCAATCGAGCCATGGCATAAAAGCTATCGGTCTTTCGCATGTTAGGCGCTGCCTTGGTTACTACATCGATCACTTGCTCGGGTGATCCTCCCCAGTGTAAGTACGCATAGCAAGGTGCGCTGCTGTCTTTGTCTTTCACTTCTATTGTTGCTCTGTTTCCCATTGTGTTCTCTCTTCCTGGTTAAAAGCCCAGGCGGCGTAGCCGTCATATAGCGTAGCGCCTGGGCGTGTTGATGTTATACCCATCCCATGATCATGGGACCGAATAGGGCCAGTGAAATCACCAGCCCCATTGCAAACCCTGTTACGATATCACGAAGCATATTCTTCCAACCATCCCGTGTCGGCTAGTACCAAGTGACCGTGGTTCAAGATATCTCGAGCGTAGGTGTCACCAAGCTCAAACTGACCATCATGCATCATGGGTGATGTTGCAGCGACAAACCATCGAGCGTATGGATCTTTACGTTCAGCGTCCGAATGCTTGTATGTTTTTAGTACGCGCCATTCCCAACCCTGGCTGTTCTTGTATATCGCGTATGGTTTCTCTTGTGGTCTTGATTTACCGAATGATGTTCTAGGCATATTGTTTACTCCTTGTTAATGTGGTTTGAGTGTACCCCACCTGTTGATGGGGTACAAGTGTTTTATGCAAGTTTGTCAAACTCTTCTATTAGCTGGTCGTACATCTTAGCTGCCTCGTCGCGACGATCTGCCATCAGCATCATCATCATGAACTCGAGTTTAAACTTTAGTTTGTTTCCTAGTGTTGTTTCTTTTTCTTTAGTTTCCATTGTATTTGCTCCTTGTTGAATGGTGGGGGGCAATGCCCCCCTTGTTGATTAGTCGTTCCAAGTGAATGTTTCAGGTGCTTTGCCTGATCGCTTGATCTGATTGAATGCGTCAAGGCCATGGGCTTTGATGTACATATCGCGGGTGGGTGCAAGCTCCCGTGGTTTACCTACTACCATACGAGCCAAGCCCAGTGTGATAGCTGCATCGCGTAGCTCAGTCTGACGATCTGATAGCTCCTTGCGTAACTCTTCCAAGATTGCGATCTGTTCTCTGACATCATCAGCTGTAGAGTTTGTGAGTGCATTCTTGAACGTGGTGCTTGCTCTTCTTAATGTTGTTACGTTTGACATTTTGTTTTGCTCCTAATTAAAATGGTCTGCGTTATTGCTTTCCATAACAGAGTTATGGGGTCTGCGTTATGGAATGTCAACAACTAAATCACAACTAAATCACAAATAATGCATCTTTTTTAAATTAATTTGACC